TTACTGAATTCATCCGATCCAGAACTTAAACGAACAATGATAGATGTTGGACCAGTGAGATTCACGGCTCCGGTTGTGATTTGTCCATTCGAAGATTCATAATCAAGAGACGAGAGTCCGATGACTTGATGAGGGGTTGTTTTTGGTGATGTATTACTCGTATATCCATACACACCCGTTCTAAATTGGAATGAAAATGTATTTGAATTTCCGACGTTTGAAAAAGTGAGTGCGTTTGTATCATCGTCGTATACGACAGATGTTACGTTAGACACGGGTGGTGCGAGTTCATTTAACAAATCCGTCGCGAGATCGTGCGCGTTGGAATAATTGGTTTCATTGAGTGTGACGAGTGTTCCATCCACGCTAAAGGTTTTATTCGCGTCATGAATGAGTAATTGTGTAGTTGGGATTTTTGCAGACACGAGCGAAATCTTGGAAACGTTATAGATTGGATTATTTAAACTTACGACATACGCAGATGGAGATGGATACAAGGTAGCGTCTCGCTCACTGCTATCTATGTCGAGGCTGTGGACCTTCATTAAAATAGGGGTACAATATTTTAATGAGTGTTTTACTCTGATGTTCTAGGAGACATTAATAGAAACGTTGGGACAATGGGTTATTCGCGAGTTGGTTCTTGGCCACGTCGAGTTCACTGCACTTGGCGTTCGGGTTTTCGTTACCCTTGTATGCGTTGAAATTGTAATACTTATCATTGGTGTATTGTTGTGTCCATGCACCGTTGGCGGCATTCATGCGACCATCGATTCTTGTGGTATCCGAACGAACACTCGAGAGAAGACCACTTTGTTTAATAGCCGTCTCTCTGACATTCATACGCCCCGCGTTTCCAGGTCTGTTTGCCTTTCCACGACGATCATCCGCTCTGAATCCATAATTTTGGAGTTGCTCTGTGCTGTAACCCTTGTTACCACGCTCCTCTGCAATTCTATTACCCGGAGCATTCGTGTACCCACCGTGGAAACTGTGAATACCCGGAACCGGTTGATTATTGTAATTGTACTGGAATTCATTGAAATCCGACTTGTTACGCGTGGGATCTTGTGCCATGGTACCCATGGATATGAAACGCTTTGCTGGTGCATTTTCGAGACCGTCCGTGCGTAAACCAGTCTCAGAACGGTTGGTCGTTCGCTTGGTGCGTTCATGTTCTTGTCGAACTAAACGTCCACCCATACCTTGAGCGCGTCCAGGCATCTCCGGACGTCTTTGTGGCAGGAATGCCGTCTTTTCCGGCATGTTATGCGTCACTTCACCAATGAGACCATGACGACCCCCGGTGATATCTTGCGCCGGACCAGATCGACCTGGAAGTGTCGTCAAACGATATTCACCAACGTTCACCGGATTCACACGGAGAAGTTGTTGATAACCACCATACGCCGGAACGTTTGGACCGACACCAACACCGGGACCAACCATTTGTTTCTCAATGGGCGACAAGTTGTTCATGCGCCCTTGATCGTACATACGGTTTCGCATGTTCAGAACCTCTTGGCCACCACTTCGCTGCTGCGGGGCGATGACTGCAAAAGATTGAGTTTCATTCTTGGATACCACGGGTATCGGAGTATCGAAACGTGTTTCTCTAAATTGTGGAACTTCATCGGACATTAATGGTTCTTGTGGTTCAGTGATGAGACGAGGTCCCATTTGTGGGGGTTCTGTATCCCTACTGAGGGATCGACCCACATACACCAAGCCAGCTACCGCCAAAACTGAGATGGGATCAGCCATTCTTACTTCTTGCTAATATTTTTATTATGATATCTCTGATTAAACAAACCATTCTGAAGGTCGGCACGCGTGCTGGCTGGTTCGTAGCTTACGGACTGAAGCGGTAATTTACATTCAATATTTTGAAGCGGAAAGAAGTTGCGCTCGTGCGTCTTAATCAAAATCTTATTAAACTGCGATGTCGACTGCGGTCTGAGTTCATCACTCGTGTCGATATACTGCGCTGGAGATCCCTTACCAGCCATATACGGGGCCGTACCATACAACATGGTTTGAGGTCTCGAACCAAAGTTCAACGTACTCGGTTGAGGGTATACGAAAACGTCATCCGTCGCGCGATTTGTCGGGATTGCAGGATTTTCAACGAGCGACAAGCCAGGTTGGAGCTGATATGCCATTTACTATTACATAAGAATATTTATCGTCTGTCTCCACTGAAATCTAATCCCGAGAAAGGGCCGAGCTGAGCTCCTCTTGCATTTGGGCTACACGTACCCACATCACTTCTACACAATGAACGATTTTTGTCACCATAGCACCACTCGGCGAATGCAGTCTGGTCACCTGGGATCGATGTCACAGGTCCACTGACAAATTGTCGAGCGGATGCATTCTTTTGGTACATCGGTAACGGTGATCGAGATCGTCCCGCGTCGTACGGAATGCGATCATCGACAAAACTTCGAACAATAGGGCGAACAGACGAATAGTCACACGCCGGAGGTCTATTTGGATTATCCGTAAAATCCGTTAATAAAACATTTGCCATTGGATTATCGATCGATGGCATTTGACACGACTCACCACCAAACACCGGTCGACCATACGTCTCTTTAATCATTTTGGCCTTATACATAACATAAAGAACACCGAGAACGGTTGCACCGAGCACGAACACGCGAATGTCACGACGAATCAAATAAAGAAAACACGTTGCGTAGATAACAAATCTCGACGCTGCATTGACGCGTTCTTCTGGTGATTGTTTATTGGTTGGCCAGAATTGGAGAACTCGATCCGCTTTGATGAGCTGTTTAGGATCGTCAAACCAAGCCTTCATTTATATAGAATGAGGTTATTTTTTCATGAGGTTACCAAACATACTGTTCATCGTCTTCATGAGTGCAGCTTCATCAATGCCACTACCATCGTCACCCATCTTATCGGCACATTCCTTTGCGATGTTTTCAATCATCGCCAAGGTTTCAGATGGGATAGCCGTGATCGTGGTACCGAGCATGTAGAGTGTCTGGATGTACTGCCAGATGGCATCCTTCGTGTTGGTCGAAAGGGATGCATTCCAGTGGTCCTTGAAATTCAATTCAGACAAGTATTCGATATTTTCGAGATCTTCAAGCATGAACGATTCATCCTTTTGTGAAATCTTATCGGAATACGGTGAAATTCCAGACATGAACCCATCGACCGCCATTCTTGGGTTCGTGACCTTTAAAAGATCGAATTGGGCCATAAATTTTTTAATGCCTTTCTCCTGTGGGAAAGTCTTGTGCAATTCCACAAGAAATTGAGTCATCATATCATTGAACGCGGAAACGGACGCCATTTTATTAGTATACCCTCAAAATCTTTAAGTCTAAAAAGGTTCCGTGGAAATCGACTCACGTTGACCTATACCATTCGAAACAATAAAATAAATAAGAATCGCGTTGAGCGCCGCTGGCTTCGAATACGCACTGAGTTGAAGCTTACCTTCGTTGTTAAGTTGGGCCTTTGCATGAATGTAGAGTGCGGTGATAATCGCACCGATGAGTGCCGCCCATACGGGATCTCGGAGATAGTCGGAGAGTTCCATTTAATTATAACCAACTTTTTTTGTTCTACGCTCTGGTGCATCACCGAAAAATACATCCTCAGGTTCCTTTTCTTGAGAGTGGGGATCCTTCACGGTATTTATCGTCCTGAACTCATTCTCAAACGGAGACGTCGCCGGTCGCGCCAATTCTTCAACCGGCGCGATGTCTTCGATGTCTTCACCCAAGTGTTCCTCGGCTGGAACCGGAACTGGAACTGGGAGTGGCTCGGGTTCAAGCTCGGGCTCAGGCTCGGGCTCAAAGTCTTCACCTTCGAAGACTTCGGGATCCTCGGGATCTTCCGTGTCGCCGATGTCAATATCTTTACTGTCTTGTGACATGTATGTCTGGAGAATTTGCTGCACTGGAATCAATTCCTTGATCGATTCTTCGATGCACGCACAAAAGCGAACATTCAATTGTTCGTCGCGTGCGTACTCGGATTGCTCTTCGTGATACACGTAGGGATCCTTGTATACATTCTTCGCAGCGTTGTTGTACACGGTTTGAATAAATACTTCGTTCGTTGGGAGTTTAAGACTGATTTTCTTGTTCGCAGAATTGAGTCGAACCGCTGAAAGAATCTTTGTGCACGCAACAAACACGGCCGCTAAAAGATCACTGAACCACGCACACCGTTCCGTGATGTTATCCGAATGTGATTTAGACATGGCATTCGACCAATTCGGAACTTCCTTGAGAAGTTTTTGATACATAATGAGCACCTTTCGACCTTTCGAAAGCTTCGTAGCTTCATCATACATGTCCTGAAACACCTGAATCATAACTGGGGTCATGAGATGACACAATTGCCCGAGGTACTCCTTTTTAGCCTCGACGAGTACGTTTAAATTGTCCATTTATGATTAGATGGTTTTTTAAATACAAAGATTACCACGCACTATTTCCTGTACTCATTTGCAATCTTTCTGAGATTGACAAAACTTGGAAACTCGACGTCGTGATCGTCTTCATGCGTTTTGCGTTCTTTACTTACTTTGATGTCCCATGTGACGTATATATCAATTTCGGATACTAATTGTGTGACGAATCCACCGTTATCCAATTGTCGTTTGAGATACCTCGCCGCGACTTCACGGTCAAACGAAGGATATCCCATAACGACACTTGGAACTCTGAGAAAGACTTGTTTTTGTCCAAACTCAGCCGTCTGTTTAATTTTCCTCGAAAACTGTTCAAATATTTTGGTATAAATTTCCTTTTTTATTTGTTTCCGTGTGTTCTCGATCTTTTGAACATCATCGATGCTGATCATTACAATTAGCGGAATTTATTTTTGGCGGATTCAAACTCACTTCGTGTCGGTACAGCCTTTTCTTTCACAAGTTTATAGTCGACAAAATCTTGACCAGCTTCGCCGTCTGTGAATGGTGTGATATCATTTGGGATATCCGCGTCGATCGGTTGTGTGCGCAACGACTTGACATTGACGACACCACCGACGATTTCAACATCCACAGTCACCGCAAAACCAAATGCGAATCCATTACTCTTCACGGCCATGAACATCGCGCGGTAAAACTCCTTGGTTCCACTTCGCTCCACGAACTTCTTAATGGATGTCGTTTCAATGATATAATTACATATACCAGTCTTCGTCTTGATTGCGGCATTCGTCGCGAGGACGATGCGTTCAATCGTGTCATTGTCAATCTTAGCTTCAACCATACGATATTTGGAAATGTCTTCGACTGGATCATCGAGGATGACACCTTCATTGGGTTTACTCCACCCTGAGAAACCAAAAACTTCACTATAAGATTCGCGTCTGACCGTCAAGAGAAGGACGACGATCAGAAGTAGGGCGATGGGTAATCCATTCATCATGCGTTAATTTAAATTGAGAAAATAAACCAGTAGATATAAATGTCAATACTGATTTATAGTCCAAAATGTGCACATAGCTTAGACATTATTGATTACATTCAAAAGAACAAGAACTTCAAACAGATGGTAAAGTTTCACAATGTAAACACTCAGGGCATACCACCAAAGTATGGACAATCCATCACACGCGTCCCGACACTCCTGACACAAAATGGAAAAATTCTTGTTGGTAATGAAATTAAGGCGTGGTTAGAGTCCCTACTGCCGTCGAATGATTTCGGTGGATGTGGTTTTGGATCGGCATGTGCCGTGTCCTCATTAGACGGTGACGATGAGGATGGTGACATTTTTAGCTTGGATAGTTATGGTCGTTCGTTACAGCCAGCCATGACAAAAGATCTTGAGGATAGAATAACCATGAGTGTATCTGACGCATATAATAACATAAAGAAGTGAGTATTTAAATCTACAGACATGAGATTGGTAACGATCCAAGCTTCGGCGTTTAAATCTACATTCGAAGTCCTGAAAGATGTACTCAATGACCTTAACATATACTTTAAGCCAAGTGGGATGTATATCGTCACTCTTGACACAGCAAGAACATCTCTCGTAGATATGTTCTTACCTGCTGAAAATTTTGAGGAATATGTATGCGATCACGAAGTTATCGCGGGGATTAATATTTCAAATACATTTAAACTTTTGAAATCGATCACAAATAACGACATTTTGAAAATTACAGTCGATTCAAAGGAATTTATGAATATCGAAATCGTGAGTGAAGCAAAGAAGACGAGCACTCAGTTTGAATTAAAACTCCTTGACATCAATGAAAGTCAGATTGAAGTTCCAGATATTCAAATGACAACAGTCACGACGTTACCATCCATGGACCTTCAGCGTCTCTGTCGTGACATGGCGAACATTGGAAATGAAATAGAAATTACACGAGATGGAACCAAACTTAAACTTCGATGCGAAGGTGATTTCGCAAACCAAGAAACTGAAATCGATTGCAATGAAGAGAGTCCGACTATCTCTGGACTCTATTCATTGAAGTATCTGAATATATTTACAAAAGCCACGAGTATGTGTGCGTCCGTACAACTCCTTCAAGAAGAGGCGAATCGCTTTTTGATTTTGAAATACAACGTCGCAGATTTGGGTGAGCTTCGATTCTACCTCGCCACTAAGGCAACCGAAGATCAGTTGTAAAACCATCGAGAGTACTGACTGTCTTTGTCATACCAAACGCATTCGTTAGACGAATCGCCGGATATTCTTTTACAAGCGTCTCCTCATCGTAATATAACATATCACATATTCTCACCTTTTCTCCATGAAAATCGTTTTTAGGTCCAGCGTATCGCTTCACCTTTTCGGTGATGTCTTTCACTGGTTTATCGTCATGATCAACCAACCAGACTTCACCCAAAGGGATACTAAACGTAAATCCACTCTTCTTCAAATCGTCGGGTAAACAAAATCGCATGTTTTCTGTAATTAATTTATACATTGTACCGTTATACCAATATTTAAGTCGTAAAATAGTCTTCGACACGTTTTCAGGAATAGTTGTATTCATGTAGTCCTTATATGTTAAATCGCAATATACCTCGTGTGTATCTCGATCCCACCACCGCGACTCGTCTTTCCAGAATACGTCTCGGATCTCATAGGCCTCATTTGGATTTACAGTATATTCGAGACTTGCATGATCGATATAATAATCCGGCATATTGGTTACATATTTATAAACGGTGTACATCCAAACAATAACACGGTTTAAAAGATTGGTGAACATTATTTTATATGGAGGGTAACTTTTTAAGTAGATACAATAATAAGATTGACAAGTGGAAAGAGTTAATCGAGAGTGACCCACACAATAAGAGCACGTATGAGAATGATATGTCAGACTACATTATCAAATGCATGCCTTATATGAATCGACACGTCGAGGACGCGTCGACCGTGACGACGATAGATAACGTCTTTAATTGTAAAGAGACGCAAGGTCTTCAACGGAAGGATATATTCATGGACTATCTGAGTAAAGTTGAAAACCAAAATGTCAATAGACCTATAGAAAGAAAGACAGATGACTGTCCTCAATGTAAACAGAGTAACGTTGTATTTTTCGAAGACACGAGTGATCTCATATGTGAAGAATGTGGACTCGTCTTGGCGTGTTTGATTAGCGAAGAGCTCACGTACCGAGAAGAGCAAGAGAACACAGAAAAGGTTGTTAATTATTCATACAAACGTGAGAATCATTTCAACGAACAGATGTCACAATTTCAAGCACAGGAAATGACAACCATACCCAATGAAGTCATAGAACAACTTCACGCGGAACTTAAGAAACTCAAAATCAAATCACTCGACGAAATCACACACGCTCGTATACGAGGACTTTTGAAGAAGCTTCGACTCAACAAATACTATGAACACGTTCCATACATTACAAATATACTCAACGGTATAAAACCACCGAGTATGCCACAAGATCTCGAAGAGCGTCTTCGAATCATGTTCAAGGATATACAACAACCATTTGATCGTCATTGTCCACCCGATAGAAAGAACTTTTTGAGTTACTCGTATGTATTATATAAGTTTTGTGAATTACTAGGTGAAGATGAATATCTTCAATACTTTCCACTCCTAAAGTCGAAAGAGAAGTTATACCAACAAGATGTCATATGGAAGAATATATGCAATGACCTTCATTGGGAGTTTATACCAACGACATAAAGATGTCACGCGTATCATGAATAGCATGGAAGACCCACGTGATCTTATTCTTGAGCGATTAGAGCTCGGCAAGACTAAGTATGGCCACGGTGTTCGCGTAGACGATGACACGATGACATGGGGAACACGTAAAGATTCATGGATGCACATGGCTAAAGAAGAATTCCTAGATGGCATCATTTACGTGATTGCAGACTACATACGACACGGTAGAGAATCGGAGA